CCAGTAGGTCTAATTGGGAGAAGTCTTACAAGGAAGGCTTGGACCTGCTTGGTCTTGAGATGGAAGACAGGACAACTCCTTGGCCGGGGGCATGTGGTGTATTTCATCCCATGCTCTCTGAAGCCGTTGTTCGCTTTCAGGCCCAGACTATTCAGGAAATTTTTCCTGCCAAGGGTCCCGTAAAGACAAGAGTTTGGGGCCAGACAACGCCGGATACAATTTCTCAGGCGCAGCGTGTTCAGGAGTACATGAACTACCAGTTGCTTGAGGTAATGACGGAGTATCGCGCAGAAACAGAGAAGATGCTGTTCAGTCTTCCTCTTTCGGGTGCTGCGTTTAGAAAAGTTTATTACGACCCAGCTTTGGGTAGGCCGTGTTCAATGTTTGTTCCGGCTGAAGACTTTGTTATTTCATACGACGAGTCTTCTCTGGAAAATGCAGAGCGGTATACACATGTAATGATCCGAAGCTCTAACTACATCAGGAAGCTACAGGTTAGTGGTTTCTATCGTGATGTAGAGCTTTCGCCTTCAGGGCCAACGGCAGACGTAATCAAAGACAAATACAATGAAATTTCTGGTGTATCATTTTCGGGGTCCGATGATGATCGCCACCAACTGCTTGAAATTCATGTTGATTACGATCTCCCCGGATTTGAGGATCCTGACGGAATTGCGTTGCCGTATGTAATTACAATCGACAAGGGGTCGTCCGAGATCCTTTCGATTTACAGAAACTGGAATGAGTTCGACCCCAGCCGAAAAAAGATTGAGCACTTTGTTGATTATGGTTATGTGCCCGGAATTGGGTTCTATAACCTTGGCCTGATCCACATGATTGGTGGATTGGCAAAGTCTGCTACAAGTCTCCTTCGGCAGCTTGTAGATGCTGGGACGTTGTCCAACCTTCCGGGTGGCCTCAAGACACGGGGTCTCAGGATCAAGGGTGACGATACGCCGATTATGCCCGGAGAATTCAGGGATGTAGATGTTCCGGGTGGTGTTATCCGGGACAACATTACGTTCCTGCCGTACAAGGAACCGTCTTCAGTCTTGTACAATCTCCTTGGGACCATCGTGGAAGAAGGTCGCAGGTTTGCTTCTATGGCAGACTTGAAGATTGACGACATGCGACAGGACGCTCCCGTAGGAACAACGCTTGCCATTCTTGAGCGAGCGATGAAAGTGCAGTCTGCTATTCAGGCCAGAATTCACGCCAGCCTGAAGAAAGAATTCAAGATTCTGGCTAGAATTATTCGGGACTACACAGACCCTGCGTATCCGTATGAGACAGAAGGAGGCGCGGATATCAAGGCGTCTGACTTCGATGATCGTGTAGACGTGTCGCCTGTTTCAGATCCCAACGCAGCAACAATGTCTCAGAGGATCATGCAGTATCAGGCTGCTCTACAGCTTGCCTCACAGGCACCGGGACTATACGACCTTCCCATGCTGCATCGTCAGATGATGGAGCTGATTGGTATTCCTAACGCCGACAAGATCGTCCCGTCCGAAGATGACGGCACTCCGGTTGATCCTGTTACGGAAAACCAAAACATCCTGACCATGAAGCCCGTAAAAGCATTTGAATGGCAGGACCATCAGGCCCACCTGAATGTCCACATGACCATGAAAAATGATCCGCAGTTTGGTCAGGAAGTTCAGAACACACAGCTTGGTGGTGCGAAGCTGGCAGCACTTGATGCCCACGTTAGTGAGCATTTGGGCTTCCTGTTCCGTAGCCAGATTGAAGAGGAACTTGGTGTGCCGTTGCCGCCAATGGGCGAGCCACTACCTGCTGATATTGAAAAGCGACTTAGTGGACTTGTTTCTGAGGCCGCGAGCCAGTTGCTTGGTAAGAAGCAGCAACAGCAGGAAATGGAGCGCATCCAGCAACAGCAGCAGGACCCAATCATCCAGCAGCGTCAGCAGGAGATCGACATCCGTGCCGCTGAAGTACAGCGCAAACAGATGGCCGATCAGCAGAAGATGCAGCTTGAACAGCAAAAACTTGCAGCCAAGGTCCAGAAGGACACTGCGGATATACAGATCGCCGCAGAGCGTCTTGCTCTAGATGAGAACATTCAGGAGCAGAAATTGGACTTGCAGGAAGCTGAACTTACTATAGATGCAATGGATTGATGGATTACCTTACATACCTAAAGTCCGCTATTAGAAATCAGATGAATGAGATTGCGGATGCTATGGCCTTGGGTACATGCAATAGCATGGAGCAGTACAAGCATATGGTTGGTATGATTGAGGGACTTGCTTGGGTAGAAAGAGAAATCCTTGATCTAGAAGAGCGACTAAGAGAACCTCTATAGCATGAAGTTGACAGCGTATGGAGACAAACATCTATGATGTTGTTTCGTCTATTTGGCCTGTATTTATTGGCCTAGTAACACTGATAATTGTTTTGTCTAAAATGCACTCTTCTATTATGGTGCTTGAAGACAAGGTTAAGGTTTTATTCGACCTGTTGAATAATAGAGACAGGAGGTCGTAGTGCCCGCACCAAAACCGCCCAAAAAGAAGGCAGCGTCTCGCGTTAACGAGGCTGGGAACTACACAAAACCAGCACTTAGAAAAAGATTGTTTAACAAGATTAAGGCTGGCACAAATGGCGGCAGGGCTGGTCAGTGGTCTGCCCGCAAGGCACAGATGCTTGCAAAAGAGTACAAGAATGCTGGCGGAGGGTACCGGGACTAATGGCCAAAAGAAAAAGCCAGCAAAGCCTTGATCGCTGGACAAAGCAAAAGTGGCGGACCAAAAGCGGCAAGCCGTCAACTCAGGGTCCCAATGCAACTGGGGAAAGGTATCTCCCAGAAGGTGCGATTATGGCTTTGTCCGCAGAGGAGTACAATAGAACAACTGCGAAGAAACGCGCTGATACTAAAAACGGAAAGCAGTTTTCCAGTCAGCCTGAGCCCATTAAAAGAAAAACCCGTAGGCACAGATCGAAATAGTGTTTACAATTTTTTTTTAAGCAGTTAAAGTAGGTCCGTAGCACATCGCTATCATGTAGCGCAAAAACAGGAGATGTTATGACTGCTACAGTAGAAGCAGGAACCGTCGAAGTAGATGTTGGCAAGAGCGCACCGCGCAAAGCCTCACAGATTCCAGAGCCAAAGGGCTACAAGCTGCTCATTGCACTACCCGAAGTTGATGAAAAGACTGATGGCGGCATCATTAAGTCTGCGAAGTATCAACAGGAAGAGCAGATTGCCACAGTTGTAGGGTGGGTTATGTCCATGGGTCCCGACGCTTATCGGGACAAGGAAAGATTCCCAAATGGGCCTTACTGCCAACAGGGAGACTTTGTGGTGTTTCGGGCTTTTAGTGGCACGAGGATCAAGATCCACGGAAAAGAGTTTCGCCTAATTAATGACGATACCGTGGAAGCTGTTGTCGAAGACCCACGCGGCATTGAGAGGGCGTAGATATGTCTACAAGAGAAGAAGCATTCTTCGGTGTCAAAAACAATGTGATTTCTCCGGCACCTGAACTTGGTGACGATGTAGAGATTGAATTCGTAGACGACACACCAGAAGAAGATCGGCCATATACCAAAGAAACGTTTTTGCCTGTAGAGATGCGAGATGCTCTGCCCAAGGAAGAGCATGTGGAACAGGAGGAAGACAATTCCGAGGAAATAAAAAACGTTTCCAGCAGAGTTGAGAAGCGCATCAAAAAGCTTCGTCGCGAATTTCACGAAGAGCGCAGGGCAAAAGAGGTGGCCGAGCGGGTTAGTGACGAAGCCATTAAGGCTACGCAAAGGCTGCACGAAGAAAACCAGAGATTGATGGAACTGGTTAAGATGTCCCAGAGTGCGGTAACGAACGAAAAGAAGTCTGGGACAGAAGCATCTGTAAGTTTTGCGGAGCAAAAGCTACGTCAGGCTTACGAGTCTGGAGATCCTGAGCAGATTGCTATTGCACAAAAAAATCTCACTGACGCACAGATTGCACACTCTCAATACCACCTTGCATACAACAAGGTTATTGATGAGTGGAAGCGAAATGCTCCACAGATTCAGCGTCAAGAGCCAGAGCCACAGTACCCAAAAATGCCATCGCCTGACCCCAAGGCACTAGCTTGGCAAGAAGAAAACGAATGGTTTGGCAATGATGCAGAGATGACAAGCTTTGCATTTGGCGTCCACGATAAAATTGTGTCCGATGGGGTTGACCCAGACACGGATGAGTACTATCAGTTAATTGATTCTAGGATGCGTAAAGTATTCCCGGATTATTTTTCATCTGAAAAGATTGTTGAAGATGAATCACCTCGCACAAAGGCTAGTTCCGTGGTTGCCCCGGCCAAGCGAGGTTCACAGGGGTCGCCACGCAAAATCACACTAACAGCGACCCAGCTACGTCTCGCGAAACGTCTGGGCCTCACGCCGCAGCAATACGCGGCGCAACTGCTTAAGGAGACTTCCTAATGGCTACTCGCGCATCAAGAGAACCACGCGGTATCGACACCCGCGAAACAAATGCTCGCAGTAAGGGTTGGGAGCCAGCATCAGTGCTTCCAGATCCTGCACCGCAGGATGGTTGGGTCTTTCGTTGGGTCAGAACGTCCATGGTTGGGCAGCCTGACAACACCAACGCATCAAAACGTTTCAGGGAAGGATGGGAGCCCGTCAAGGCTGAAGATCATCCCGAGCTACAGATTATGAGCGATCATGGATCTGAGTGGGGGAAGAGGGGAGCCCTTGAGGTTGGCGGACTGCTTCTGTGCAAGGCTCCAGAAGAGTTCGTCAGGCAGCGGGAAGAGTACTACCAGAGACGCGCACAAGACCAGATGCAGGCAGTAGACAATAATTTCATGCGCGAAAACGATCCTCGGATGCCTGTTTTTGCGCCTGATAGGAAGACGAACGTGACGTTCGGTGGAAACCGATAGTCACCTGATTTATAGGTAATAATTATGGCGAGTACAGCAGCACCTTATGGCGCTCGTCCGGTTGGCACTCTGAGTGCGTCAGGCTCGTTTACGAGCAAGACACGGCTTCTTGAGATTGCCAGCGCATACGGGACAGCCATTTTTAATGGTGATTTTGTTAAGCTGGTTGCCGCTGGAACTGTCGAAAAGGATACGGGCACGGATGCCCTGACGACTTGCGGCATTTTTCTTGGTTGCCAGTACACCGATCCGGGAACGGGTCAGCTTACATTCAGCACACAGTGGCCTGCTGGAACAGTGACTTCGGACGCCAAGGCTTATGTCCTTGACGACCCGCATGTCCTGATGCAGATGCAGGCTGATGGTTCTCTGGCCCTGACGACACGCGGCCTGAATGCTGCGGTTGTTCAGACTGCGGGCAGCACTGCTATTGGTAAGTCGAAGGTTGCTGTAGATAGCGGTACTACAAATGCCCCCGCCGCAACCAACACATTCCCTCTTCGTATCATCGACTTTGTTGATGGTCCTGATAGTGCGGTTGGTGACGGCTTCACTGATGTCATTGTCAAGTTCAATGCGGCCTCCAGCGGGTCCGCTTCTACGCATCAGTACCTCAACGCCACTGGTGCATAAGGAGATATTGACTAATGGCTATTTC